CCTAAGAACTCACAGTTGTGGGATACAATATTATTAGCATAATAAAGGTTGCCTTTTTCTACATCTATTGGGTCATATAACCATATACCTTCTTCTACAATTTCATTGTAAATAATTTTTTTGTCATTTAAAACATCGCCAAGTTTTAATTTTTCTGCTACAATTTTATCCTTTCCAAATGGGTGATTGTTTGAGCATTTTATTTCTGTGTTATCATCAAATATAATATGATGATAGAATGGTTTATAAATTTTTTGGATGCCCGAAAAATTTACGAAACCAGATGGGGATAAAATTTTGTACCCAGAATTTAATTTAAACATTTGTCCAAGTTTTTCTTTCTACCATTCTTCTTATATTTTCTTTTGATGTGTTATATACCTCAGCATATTTAATAGAAAAAGCCTGAGTGTATGACATATATTTTCCGTTTTTCATTTTTTGACCAACTCCATCTATTTCTATTTGTTTGTCGTATAACTCTCTAAGATATATTACAATAAAAGCATTTAATTTAGTTGGTTTCCAAATTTTTCCTTTTCGTATATTGCTGAAATGTGAAATAGTTTCTTCACTAAAACAACCTTTTTTATTTTTATTCCAAGGAATATATCCTTTTTTTACTCCGCCTATTCCTTGCCTACTATAATCTTCAAATCCTTCTCCTCCTGGAGATTTATTCCAACCATCATAATAAGTGCTATACTCAGCAATAAATTCTATTTCTTTTTGCTTTGCTGTTTCTTTATCTTCTGTGGAAAAAATAATTTCAAATTCGTGAGTTTCTCTTGTGTTCTTATGAGCACACTTTCTTTTTGCTGAATTAATAGTTTGTCCTATGTATTTAATTACATCATTTTGTTTTAGGGCGTAAATATAATACATTGTTTTATTATTATTTATAATCCAAAAAATTTACACTCAACGGTCAATTGAGTTATAAAGTTCTTCTAATGAAACAGTTTTTTCAATTCCATCTTTAGAAACTTTTACCAGAGTATCTCCACTTAAACATTCAAATTCCTGCGTGAACTGCCTCTCGGAGGTGTTTCTAATCGTCTCCTGCTTCCACGCTTCATCTCTGCCGGGAACAGCACTCCAATGAACTTCGAGGGGTATGTAACCGTTTCTACCGCGCTCTGCGTCGTGCCACAGCTTGTAGAACATATTCATACCCTGTGGGGTAGAAATAATAATAACCTTTGTTGTCTTACCAGACGAGATAGTAGGATACACAGAGCTAAAGAACTGCTCTGCCATATGGTTTGGAACGAACGCAAACTCGTCAAGGAAGATGATATTGAATGAGTTTCCTCTAACGGCGCTAGAAGACGTTGAGGCAGCGATGATTTTAGAACCGTTATCTAGTTCCAATGAACCTTTGTTCCACGCTATGACGCCTTGCTGCATCCACGAAGGGAGATTTTCGTATGCAAGTTGTAAACGAGACAGAAGTTCTCTTGAAGTTTCTGCTTTGTTTGCAAGAATAGCAATCTTGGTATTGGCATTGAATAAAGAATAATGAAGAAGATACGAAATAACAGTGGTTGACTTTCCTGTCTGTCTAGGTAACTTAGCGATGTTAAATCTATTGTTATGAAAATTATGAATTAACTTTTCTTGAAAGTCATACATTTGAAATGGTATAAGACCCTCATCAAGTGAGATAATCTTCATGTATGTCTTAGCAAAATACACTGGGTCATCTTTACATTTGATGAACTCTTGAATCTGCTTCTTTGTAAAATTGATTGGTGTATTTGCTTTTTTTAAATTTGGGTTACCCAGATATAGTGCGTCACTCATAATCTTTTAATTTCTCCATGTCTCTCTCAAATGATTCCAATGCTTCGAATCTTTTTGCCCATCCATCACCTTTTGTTGTGCCTTTTGCTGGGTTAATACATTCATCTGATTTAACCATGTCACATACCAATGATGCTAATTCTGTTTCATTCCCAAGTTTACCAGTGCCAGACCAATAGTGCTGACCTTCCATCCAGCAAGCACCACATTTAGAGCAAGTTTTAGTATTCATATTATTTAATAAATGCCTCAGATAAAGCCCAGTATATTGATGTAAAAATAATTGCGTATAAAGAAATAGAAGTAATTAATATATTAGTCATATCAACAGTGCTGGCTCCATATCCAACAAGCACCACATTTAGAGCATTGTTTAGTATTCATATTTACTACCTTTATACGATCAACCTATATTTAGAATATAATGTTTGTAGTGTTACAACCGCCACCAAACTTATGTCAGTAATTCCACTTTTTTAAATACTCGTATAATTTGTAAGCATATTTACTATCATCATTTATATTTCCAAGAGCAAGATTGCATTTATGACAAAGTAATTGCCTAACTTTTTTTGTATTGTGGTCGTGGTCTATTACAGGTCTTTCATTATAATTTCCATTATCCTTTAATAATTTATCACAAATTGCGCATTTGAATAATTGCTCTACCAACATACTATCATATTTACTTGAAGTAATGCCGTATTTTGCTGGGAGATTATATTTTCTTACATGTTTTTTTGAGCACTCTTTACAAGAATAATGAAGACCACTTTTTTGTTGTTTATTTTTATTATATTCAACAGGTAATTTCCATTCTTGACAAGTTGCACATTGCCATTCACCACATGTGTTTGGTTTTTTAATTGTACCAGGCATTGATTAACAACTCATCTACAATTATTTATATAAATTATTGTTTTAACACGCCCAAGCTCGTAAAGATTTATTTACTCTGCTATCTGGGTCATTAGATGTTTTTTTACTTGTGAGTTTTTTCTTTAATCCTTTCATCCTCGCACAAAATGATTTCCTGCGGGGATTTCCAACCTTTTTTGAAGGTGCTTTAAGGTCGCTTCCCGGATTTGCTTTCTCGTATGACTTTCTACCTTTTTCATTCAGACCACCTTCTGAATTCTTACCAGACTTTTTTGTCCAGGCAGCCCCCTCAGAAACATACTCTTCATTTCTATTACTACTCATGTAATCAGCAGCAGTATCAATGTAATCGCAGGCAAGCGTAACCTTAGATTGAACCCATCCAGGTAACTGCATTTTGGGATCTCTTACAACTAAACGAAGACGGTTAACCGCATTCTCAATTGTATCAAGTTGACTCGTAACCATTCCACCTTCATCATCAATTTCTTTGCCCATCGCAACAGCAATGTGATTTTCACAAATCTCACGCATCTGTTTGACAGTTTTCTTTTCCATTATGAGAAATATCCAACTGGCGTGACTCTTACATCTGTCCCAGCATCCACTTTAAGTTTTTGATCTGCTTTTTTGTGAACGATTAATTGAGAACCAGGATTACTAAAATACGAACCAACTACAGTAGTTCCATCATTTTCATAAAGTGTTATAGTTCTTCCAGTATTACCACCAGCATCATGAACTACCAATACATCAACAGCTGTTGTGCTAGCTACATTTGGAGTGGTTGTGAGTGTCACAGCACTTCCTAGTATTTTAACTCTCATATGATATACCTTTTATTTTCTATTTATTCTTCCACCTTTCCTCGTTTCAGCATTTGCTGAAGGTCTGCTGTAGTGCCAACAAACATAGTATTGTTAACTGTGGTAGGACCTGCTTTCTTATCTTCCCTACCAAGATTTTTCATTTTGTGTTGAAGGTCTACAAGCTTATCAGTTATATCTGAAACTTGTTTGATAGCATTCACCGCAACTTCATATGCTCTGGGATGCCCTGACTCCTGTGCTACCTCAAGCGCCCCCTGAACCGCTTCCTGCCCCTGTGAGATGAGACGGTATAATTCACCCCTGGTATACTCATAATCCTTTTCGGCGTCTTGTGAGACCTCCTGAATGCCTTTGGTGATGGGAATAATTTGCGTCATCTCTGTACTGACACTATCAATGGCAATATCCAAAATTTCTTCCATATTTTTATCCAATGATTTACTCATAGTAATGTAATACCTTCATTAAATCCAAAGTCATCATCTGCTACTAACAAC